ATGCAAAAGCCAGTCAAGCGCGGTAATTCTTATCGCATCCAAGTAAAATACAAACATCTCCGTGACGCAGCTACAAGAGACACCGCAAAAGAGTGTATAGATTGGGCAGCACGTCGACTGATGGAACTCCAACTACAATACCAAGAAGAATTAAAAAAACTCGAACAACCAGATATCCCTTTTTCTGAACTATTCACCCGATATTACGAAAATGTAGGGAAACATAAAAAAAGCAGCTCATACATAAAGAACTATCTTAAACGTCTCAACTATTATTGCGGTTATCTAGCAAATACTTCGATTTACGATATCACTCCACAAGATATGGTTGCCCTTAGAGATCGTCGCTTAAAGGTTGTTAAATCAAGTACGGTCAGCCGAGAACTAAGTCTATGTTCAGCTGTATTCACTTATGCTGTTAGTGAATTATTCTTATTAAAAAATAACCCCGTTCAAGTCATCAAGAAGCCATCTCTACCGCCGCCCAGAAATCAACGAATCACAGATGAGCATGTAAAAATCATCTTGGCTGGTTTAGATAACTACAATGAAGAAAAAGAGCCGGTTACACCAGCTCAAGAGGTAGCCTGGGCATTTCTGTTTGCTATGGAGTCCTCTATGCGTAGAGGTGAGATCCTTAGTATTCATGACATCCATGATTTTGGCGATTATGTGCATTTACCAGATACCAAAAATGGCAGTGCTCGGGATGTCCCTCTAACAACACGTGGACGTAAATTGCTGGATCTATTAAAAGGTCGGAAAGGGAAGCTGTTAAAACATAACAGCAATTCATTTAGACTCATCTGGCAAAGGAATTTAGCCAAAGTGGGCTTGAATGGGGTTGTTACGTTCCATGATACGCGCCATGAAGCAATTACACGTCTGGTCAATATTCAGAAAATTCCTGTAGAGATCCTCGCTAAAATCACAGGCCATAAAACTATTAATGTATTGGTAAATACGTATTACAATCCAAGTGCATCAGAAATTGCCAAAATGTTGAATGCTGCTTAAAATGTGCCCCATTTAATGGGGCTTTTTTTTATGAAAAAAATTAACTTAAATGAATTAATATCAATTGGTCTAATCATTGTAATAGGTTGTTTTATCATTTCATTTGCTGCAAATAGATTTTTTGATATCGATACAGACTTTCTTTCTGCATCCGCTACTTTTTTTGCTGGAGTAGTAGCCTACAAGCTATTTAATGATTGGCGCATTCAATATAGAACAGAGTTATTTGAAAGATTAAAAGATAGGTTTAGCACTTTATTAATTAAATTGGAAGAAGAATATGAGGATTTGGAAGTTCTTCTTATTGAAAAAGGTCGAGATTTCAATGATATTGACGTGATTTTAGAAATAATGGGTAAAGTAGATAAAGTTTGTACAATGATAGAAAATATTGAAGATGAGTTAGATTTTTATGAGAAACTTTATTATGAATTCAACTTGGATCAAAATGAAGAAATATTTCCACCAAGTGAGATGATTAATGGTTTAGGTGAAATTACAGAAGGCTTATCTACACCCTCTGTTGTAAAAGATGGTAATGAAAAATATGTAAAACTTTTAAAAGATTTTATAAATAGTAGAATTGCATCTAATAAAATTATTGATTATAAAATTAATCTTAGCAGTGATTTGCATCTTGTAATTATTGAGATGATTACAGATAAAAAAGGGGACTAAGCCCCTTTTTAACTTTTTCGTTTTGCTCCACGCTTTAGTTTATCCCGGTTATCCAATACTGGAATAATTTCCAAAGGATCATAGGAATACTTGCCTCCAGTACCTTTATTGAATGGTTTCAAGAATTCAATTACCGTGGTGCGCGACATCTCATAGCGTTCCATAACCCATTTTGTATCTACTCTATGGGGCAATTGCTCAGACTTAAGTTCTAATACTTTGCCCACTTGTGGTATCACATCCTGTAAACACACTCTTGGTGGTTTTTCTGATTCAACAACAATTATATATTTTTGCATAATGCTCATGCTTCTACCTGTTATGCAATGTACTCCAGAAACAATCGCATGGGTCAACAATACGATCGCTTCTGGAGAACATTGCTAAGAATGCTCTATTGTTTAGAAGTGTGTTTTTTAAATTTTAGGTTTAATAGGAATTATGAAATTCTTCATACTTCCACCTGCAAAAACTTTTAATTATTTAACTTTTCAAAAGACTGCGTGCGGGCAGCCTTCTGATTGGTTAACAAGGAGACCGAGACATCCTTGATCATTTCATTACCTTGCAGGACCTGTTGTTTTGCCTGGAGAGCTGTCGTAGCCTCTACTCGTCCTCGTAAGCTGCCTTTGCCGTGAAGCTTGGCTACATACTTAAAGATGTAGGTTTTTACGCACTCCAACCCTCCATGTCCTTTTTTGCCTTGCAGGCCTGCACGATCTGGGCTTCATAGCGGGTGCCTTTAAACTGTTTATAGATCGGACCCAGATCTGCTTCTTTATCCGCATGATGGATCGCGTTTAAAGCTTGCTGAAAATCCTGAGTCAATTGCTGAGCTGGATTTGCAGGGGGCATCTGGTTTTGTGGCTGCGGCTGTCGTTGTTGCTGAGCCGGTGGCTGGTTCTGATTGCGCTGCTGGTTTTGAGCAGGGGCATTCTGTTGGTTGTTCCGGGCCGGGGCATTGGTCTGCTGGTGGAAAGCATCGGTATCAGCATCTTGGGTATCATCAATCAGGAAAAGGCCATTCAATGCGTATTTACGCGCATAGGAACTGGATGAGCCAAAAGTCTGGGCCACATCCATTCCTTTTTTATCGATCTCCACACCAGCATGTGCGGTGGTCATGGTTTGTTTTCCTTGGGCATCGGTAAAGACTGCTTTGGCCGTGATCACCACAACCGGGCCGATCTCTTGTACTTCATCAGTCACCACAAGAGTAGCGCCGTATTTATGTAAGAGTGGCTTTACACCTTCAAGGATGTCTTCCAGGCTGCGGTAGTGAAATTTACCAAATTTGTTGTATTTGCTCTTTGGTGCTTTTAACTCAAGCTGAATAAGTTGTAAGGCATCTAGTGTACTGGTTGATGCCATTTGTTGATTCACGGCTGCATTCATCATAAATCTCCTTAGGCACCGTTATATTGCGCGTTGCGGTAATCAATCCGTTGTTCTTTGCTATAGCGTGGGGTTTGGCTTCTAGCTCTGCGTTCTATGGCGCGTTGGTAATTTACCAGCTTCTTGATATTAACTTTTAGCCAATACACAGATAATTCTTCCTCATTGATCGGGCGAGGCTCGCTATCTGGCGTTTCCTTAACGAGGATCGAATGCCAGTCAAAAGCAGCAGCCTGAATGCCACCAAAGAATTCTGTATCAAAATCAGGGGTGTAATTTAACGATACTTTGACCAGATAAATTTTTGGGCCAAGGCGTACGTTGTAGTGGCCATTCACGTCTTTACAGATGAATTCTGCGAATGGTGTGGTATAGCGTTTCTTTTGCATGACAGGCTCCATATTACTGGTCTTACCCTGTGTATATGATGCTGAATGCCCAGTATTTACAGGGCTTTCAAGTCGCTGTGCGTCATAGCTTGTCGGTTGTATTTTGTTCGGTAATGAGCCGTTAAATGGTTTGGTTTTTGGGCTAGAAGCTGTATGTAAATGTGCCATGACTTATGCTCCAAAAATGCCGTAAACGACAGCGGTAAGGACCAGCCAGAGCAGGAAAACGACCAAAATGATAGGGAAGAGCTTAAGCGCATCTTTTAGATTGGCTTTGATGAAGTCGAGTGTTCTGACCTGATAATCAGCGGAAGTAGGGTGCTGGTGTAAACGTTGGGACGTTTGACTAGGTGTAGGTTTTTGTTTCATACTTATCTCGCAGGTTACTGTAAAGCACCCATGAGTTCGAAGGCAGGGGTGCTTTTTTGTTGTCTGTGAGATAAATATTACCAAAAAGGTAATTTAATGCAAGATAAAATTACCTTTTTTATTGTTTCAACAAAAAACCCACCATTAAGGTGAGTTTTAAGTAACCATAAGAGTAATAAACAACTAATTTAAATCTAGCTCAGCTTGTTTAAGTTTATTGGGGAGATCAACTGGAATGATTGAATCACAGAAAAACATGATTTCATTACCTTTAGATGTACTGTGTGCACTATAGTTAAGAACATATTCATCTTTAGCATATCCAGAATAAATTTCTTTGATTGGATCGCAATTATCATATGAAACAATCCATTTTGTATTTACTCTATCTAAAGCTTCACGAATCTTTAAATGATCTTCATGAATGTAAAAATTTCGATAAAGGCCTTGTCCTTTAACATAATAAGGAGGATCTAGATAGATAAGAGATTCATCTGGTAAGAAATCATCAACTTTTTTTAGTAATTCCAGCGCATCTAAATTATAGATTTTAATGCGATTACTAAACTGTCCAATTTTTTCAATTCGTTTAGATAAATTTTCTTTATGAAAACGAGCATCTAACTTATAGTTTCCATCTTGATTCTTTCCACCTATAACTCCTCCTTTCAATATTCCTGATCGGTTAGTTCGATTCAAAAAGAAGGTAGCAAAGCCATGCTCAAGTTGCGTATGCAGTTCTGGTGTGGAAAGAATATATTTTTGCCTATGCCATTCATCAATTGTAACTTCTATATCACACAAAAGTTTGAGGAAATTTTCAGTATCTTCTGTAACTATTTTCCAGAAGTTGTATACGGCGATATCAAAATCATTTATGTGAATGTTGTTACATGAATTACTAAACAAAAGGTCTAAAGCAACTCCAGCTCCTCCAGCATAAGGTTCGAGATAATCTCCAGAAAGGTTATTTGCTTCAAATAAATTTTTTACGAATTTAGCAAATTTCCCTTTACCACCAGGATAACGTAGAGGAGTAAAAAAATTTGGCACAAAATTACCTTTTCAATTAGTGGTTAATTTTGGCTAACAAAAGCCACACTTTGTCCAAAAGCTTCAACAAACTGCGAAACGGTTTCATCATTGTCAGCGCACCAAAGTTCAATGATTTTACCATTTTCTAAGAAACTTTTATGCTGTTTAAACCAATATTTCATCTTATCTCGCTCTTTTCTGAACTGATGTCCATTTTCATCTCTTGGCGATATAGGTAAAACAGTATTTTGAATATAATCATAGTCATAAGATCCATAATTGATACTCAAGATATTTTCCCAGAATGTATCATCTGCGTCATAATTTACAATTTTATCTTTAATAAAATTATAAACAATTTTTTCGGGATTTCTGTCAGTACTTGGTGTATTAGGAGTAAAGGACCTATCACTAGGTAACGGTGAAAATTGTCGGTTCTCATTGACTATTGTTCTATTTGATTCTTCAGAAAGAATATCATTATCAGGAACAATTACCACTTTTTTGAAATAATCGTCTGCTAAGAATAAATTGATTAAGCCATTACAACTGACTTTAAGAGGAATTAACTGCAGGTTAACACCGAAAGTTTGAGAAGTGTCGGTTATGTTTTTATAACTTAGTATTTTATTAAGAAAGAACAGAGCTTCTTCATCTTCTAGATAAACTTTGATTATTTGAACTTCTGGAGCATTTGTTGGAAGTGATACTTGTGAGAGTTGGTTGTTTTTTATCCATGCATAAGTCGGGTTTGATGTGACTTTTGGTGCTGGAGTATTGTGTAAATAGATAACTGTATCTAAGATTTCACCTTCTGTTCTTTGTCTTTCTGGAATATTTAAAATATTCTTGAATATAGTTAATGAGTGAGTTGTGAAAACAATTTGTAGATTTAAAGCACGTGCTTCTCTTTTCAATAGTTCTATTAATTTTATTTGTGCAACATGATGTAAACCCGCATCAAGTTCATCAATAATTAATAATCCACCAGGATAGTCAACTCCCATTTCTCTTTTAATTTTTTTAAATGATGCGAGTGCTGTAAATATACTACTCAAAGAATCCTGTCCAAGAGAAATGGACAGTGTATTATGTTTTAAACTAGGTAGTTTTGATCTCTTTTTAGAACCCTTAAAATCATGATCAATTATTGGATCAACAGCCGCTTGAGAGCTGATGTCAAAATTAACTACGGATCTAAAAAGTTGAATTATATATTCTTTATCTATCGATTCAACAGACCTAATCTTTGTTTGTTTGACTCGATCTTTTTCATACTCACCGATTGGTGTCATTCTACTCATGCCTAAATAAAGAGTAGGAAGTTGTATCTTAGCTGAATCGCCTACATTTAATTCAGCCCCTAATTCTCTTTCTAGGGTTCTTGGAACTATTTTTAGTCTTGTACTAGTTGTTCCATCTTCATGTGATTCATTATGGCGAGAAACACTACAACGTTTAGTAAGTACGCTATCGTTAATTGCATACGTAATGTCAACATATGATTTGCTATCCGTATCATTCTGGTAGTCATCATTCTCATCTAAATGAAATAACTCTTGGAAATTTGATTGGAAAACACTGTCAAAATAACTTTTGTACGAAGCTGCCCGAATTCCACTAGAATTTGCTATTAAGCCTAATATAGTAGATTTTCCAATTCCATTTAGACCACCAATAACCGTTATTCTGTCAGAGAACTGAATTTCAAGTTTTCGCAATTTTCTAAATTTATTGTCACCAATTTTAAGTGACTGAAGTTTAATAGACACATTGACTCCATGAATTAAAAGTTATACATCCCTATATAAACCAACAACTTTACCAACCAATTTGCATCCTTCTCGAAGCTCCATGATTTTTTCTAGCCATTTTGGATTTAAGGGTTCTAAATACATACCGTTGCTTTCTACGATCAATTTCTTGAACGTTGCTTCTGTTTCCCCGTCGCATGCAACGATAACCAAATCACCTGTTTTTAAATCACTTATTTGAAAGTCAGGATTTACATATATTTTATCACCAGGGCGAAAGTCTGGAAGCATGGATTCACCAACAACCTCTAAGCCATAGCCGTGTTTACCACATTTAGGATTAGGAGGTAACCACTCTTCAAATTGTGTTCCTGATGGTATGGCTTCTGTTGAAGTCCATGTACCAGCTTGTACCCAAGAAATTACAGGGATCAATTTGCCAGTCAAAGGTATTGGTATAGAAACATTGAAATCTGAAGGCTTAAATTCATCATCATGGGGTAGGTCCAACCATCCATGAGGTTTATCAAAAGCGCTCTCGATTTCACGAGCAACCTTATTACCAATTCCTTTAATTGGATTAGTTCCAGCAAATTGGCTCGCTTGCGATTGTCCTTTCCCAATTTTGTCAGCAAAACTGGATACACCACCAACTTGATCAACAAGTAAACGAGTATTTTTGTATCTAATTGATTTGCTGTCCATATTTATCCTAAATGCTCTGTGACTAGTCACATATGTCAATTGTAGTTTTATCACCAAAAAGGTAAACAAGAAAAAAGGTTGTATTTGTATTACCTAAAAGGTAATATTTGGATTGGTTAGAGAGGATCAATCTATGCGATTTAGAGACTTCATTTTAAAAATGACTCCTGAGCAATTGGAAAAGTATGCAAAAGCTGCTGGTACAACAAGTGGTTATCTAAAGACACATCTTTTATATGGATATAAAGAACCACGTAGAAAGCTCCGTACAGCATTAGTTGATGCAAGTAATGGGCAAGTCTCGGAACAGGAAGTCTTGCAACATTTTGGGTTATATCCAGTTCAACCAGTACCAAACCAAAATGGTAATGAAGTAGCCATCTAATAAACACGTTCAAAAGGACTCGCAATGAACATATTAGATGCGGCTTACCACACGGTTCACGACTTTAAAGGCGGGGCAAATGCGCTTGCATCACGCATGGGCATCAAAAGCCCGGCGGTGCTCAACAGCAAGGTCAACCCAAACACGGAAACACATCACCTGACTTTGCTCGAAGCGACAAAGCTGATGGGCATAACAGGGGATTTCCGAATACTTCAGGCGATCTGTGCAGAACATGGCAAAGCAGCCATCGACTTGCCAGATATACCTGAAAGCCATAGAGACAGTTGCCTGATGGATACCTTTCTCAACATCGGTATCAAGAAAGGCAACGTAAGCAAGCAGTTTAGAGAAATGCTTGCTGATGGGCGAATAACAAAAGGCGAGGCAATCGACATGGCCAAGGTCATACACGACATGCATGTACTGCTTGCCACGCTGGAGCAACAAATTAATGCCTGCATTCAGGACCAATAAAAAAACCGCTTTCCTGCTCGAACAGGTTTAGCGGTCACGTTCATCCATCTGGAGAGATTTAGAACATGATCAATATATCAAACGAAGTATCAACCCACAACAGTGATTTCATTGCGGGGGATACAGTTGTAATTAAAACACCACTTGAGTTCATCAACAGAACTTTTGACTCAGATGAGCTTTTTACAGTTCAGGATATTTGCGGGCTCCAAAGTAGTGGAGTCACCATTTTGGTGAATGGCCAACGTGTTACAGCTGCAGAATCTGAACTGCGCCATGCCTCAATTGCTGAGTTGAATGCCAGACGTCGATTAACTGCAATTGAGCAAGTGCTAGCGGAGGTTTCATGAATACAAAACTTCCAGATTACAAACAACTTCAGGCGATCCAATCCTGGTATGAACCTGCATTGAAACTTTTGAATGACTTGCTTGAGCGTAACAAAGCCAATCTCCGTAAGCGCGGCTACAACGAAGAGAATGCTGCAATAACCCGTGAAGAGTTTAGACAACAACTCGCACGCCGTGGTCGTATTACATTGCATTTGGCCGGAGAAATTGAAACGAGTTTGTATAAAGCCCAAAAGATTGAATACATGGGCGGATATTTAAGACCTAAGGTGAATGAATTATGAGTTTAGATGCAACTGTCTGGGCTTGGAAAAAGCAATTCACCCAAGTGAAAGGTGGATCATCCCCAGCGTTGAAGAAATTAGTCTTGCTATCCATGGCTGATCGAGCGGATGAGCAACATTGCTGTTATCCGAGTACAGGTCGATTAGCTGAGGACTGCCAAATCAATAAAAAGACACTTTTTAAGATATTGGAAGAGCTGATTGAAGAAGGTGTTATTTTTGATACCGGTGAGAGAAAAGGTAGAACCAAGCAGGTAATTGTGTACCGATTAATTGGTGTACAGGGTCGTGAACAAACAGTACCAACGTTGGAACACTTAGATGATGAAAGCCTTGATAGCCAAGGCTCGGATTTTGAAACAGTACCAACATTGGAACAGTTCCAACATTTCCATGAAAGAGTACCAACATTTCCATTAAACAGTACCAATATTGGTACACGGAATCTATCAAAGAATCTATCAGTAGAATCTAAAAATAAAAACCACTGGCTTTGTTCAAAAAAATTGAGTTTGGAAATTGCTCAAGCAAATCCTGAGATCGATACAAACGAAATCATCTCATCAACCTGGTTCAACCGTGAGCTAAGAGCATTTGAATTATTCAATGCGGAAAAGAACCTGTGTGATGAACTCATGATTTACCACTTTGCAAACTGGTTACTTGAAGCGAAAGCAAAACAGGACCGTTTGAAAAACTCTTCTCATCCAAACCAGAAGCAACCAGCAAAATCCAAGGATACCTTGACTGAAAAACAGAGATATTTTTTTGCAAGCAAGTTATCCCGTTTACCTGAGTTCGCTAAATATTCACATGGTAACGAAAGCTATGAGCAATTGGCGAAACGTTTGGAATCAATGCTCAAAGATCCTAGTAACCTCAAGAAGTGGGCTGAGTACCTGATCAACATCAGCAATGAGCATAAGGGGGATGCAGCCTGATGAGTAGCATGAGCCTCACCCAGTACCGTGAAGAAATCCTTAAGCTGTCTCATCAACCTAAGGCTGCTAAGCGCAACAAGTTCAATGCCAGTAAGGTCGAATGCGATGGTATGACCTTCGATAGCAAAAAAGAGCACAAGCGGTATATCGAGCTCAAAGCGATGCAACAGCGGGGTGAGATTACTGGGTTACAACACCATACTCAGTTTGAGCTGGCACCAAAAATCAAACTTGAAGGGGAAAAACGAGCCAAGCCGGCATTGCGTTATTTTGCTGATTTCACCTATTACAACACTGTTGGTGAGTATGTCGTTGAAGATGTGAAGTCAGCTGCTACCAGAAAGAAAGACAGCTATAGAAATAAAAAGCATTTGATGAAAACGGTTCTAAATATTGATGTACGTGAGGTTTAAAATATGAACGCAAAATTAACAATCATGCAAACAACAGATTGGACAAAATACAGTACTGAGGACTGGTTTCGTCAATTTGGAGCATGGATTAATGGAGACAGTGAAAATAGACAGAAATTTTATAAATGCCTACCTAAAAAGAAATTAAGCAAAAAGCAGCGAGATGAGCTATTTGCACAATATATGAGTGATGAAAGTTTTAAGGAGCCTAGCTATCATAAAGGGGTTACTTGTCAGATCACTGATAATGAAGCGAGAGCATTTCAGCGCATAATTTTAGACTTAAGACAGCATGAAAGCGAGGTTCTGCAAGAGTGGTTAGATGTTCTCTGGTGTGTCTGTGTCAATAACACAAAGTTAAGGAAAGCAGCAGAAATTTTTGAGACTTCTACTATTCAGATTCGCCAAGACATGAAATGTGGGTTGGCATTCATCTCAGGTAGATATCCAAATTTAAAATCGGATTTACTGCAATAAAAGATACTAAAAAATTGAAAGTTCTATAGACTCGCTTAACTGACTTAGGTTCTGCTGTGACCATTATGAAATCCACTCCGGATCAAGCTATTTATGATTTTAGTAATGCTGTATATAAGATTTCTAGAAGTAATTTTTACCAAATAGATCAGCCATTAGAAAAAGCAAAGTTTTTGGTTGAGTGCTTAAAGGTAATAAATGAATTAAAGATGGAAGAAGGTAGAATTCTTCATAAGAATCAAACCGTAATTTACTGGCTTAATGACGTGAAGTACTCACTTTGGCTTGTAGAAACACCGGAACCAACTGAAAAGTTTGCTTTCTTAGATTATTTGACTCATGAGATGACGGCAATTTTTTATAACCAAAATCCTGATGCAAGTTTCAGGTAGGGTAGGTACTTGCTTGTGTACACAAGTTATGGCATATTTATGTCACGTTGGCAAAGTTCTACTTAAGGCCAATATTGAAAGCTCGCATTTAGCGAGCTTTTTTTATTTTTGATACAAATGTATTGTAGATATTACAAGTTAGTGTTTAAAAATTACACTTTTTGACTGGTGTTAGGTTTACTTTAGATGGGTTGTTGTTACATCAACAATTATTCTAGAGGGCGAGGAAATGCCTCAATACTTAAAAATTGCTGAAAAAATATATTCAAAACTTGAAGTGGAAAACAAATTTTCAACAGACCCACAAGAATTATTGGATTTGATATTTTTACAGCTTAGGAAAGAACTTAAAGATACAGGACTGAAGCTTCGGTGTCATGACGTGGATGTTGAAGACTCTTTTAAGATCTGTACTGACAGAAAAATAAATCTAGATATCAGCATAATACCTCACCATAAACATAAAGATGAGTATAAGCTTTGGTTGGCAAGTTTGGTTGAAAATGTCACTGAAAGTAAGATTAAAAGAAAACCAAGGTATTTTGTTGATATAGGATCTGATATCGATTTTGATTCAAAGCTCAGGAAATTGCTTTGGAGTTATTCTAAATCCAAGTCTACTGAAGATATCGCTACTTACTTTAATAGTCAGGATTATAGAGATCAACATAATTAATCATCACTCACAAACAAAGGAAAAAAGAGGAGGGAAGAATGTTTATAGATTTAAAAAATGGATCTTGTATTAATGCTAGTGAAGTCCTAAGTGCGGCTTTTTCAAAACAATCAGAGGCTTATGTCGTCAATATAAATTTTAAGCCTCATAACAGCCTTAATAAAGAGTCAATCGCGATTAAGTTTGATGAAGCTTTAAAGGCAAATGCATACATTAAAAAGTATTTTAATATTGAGACATACTTCGATTAAATCAGACTAACTCTAAAAAAACCTTCTTCGGGAGGTTTCCTTTTTTGTGCCGCAACTAGCTGGTTTTTTTAGATTTATGTTCATTGAAAATAATTGTTTATATTAAATATACTTCCTTTGCTTTTATTTAATTTATAATAAAATTGATCTATATTTAATCAATGAAGGGTGTCGTTATGACTTTTTACATTGGTGGTCATATGTCTGGTTCCTTAGTTGAAACAGAGGAAATGGATAAAGCTCAAATACTTAAACCTTATAGCCCATACACTGGAATAGCTAGGCCTGTTTGTGTCTATGCCCGTAGGCAAATAAGCTTCCAAGGAACAGTAAAATCATTTTATATACTTGAGACAGAAGAACCAATTGTTCATCGTGATCAGATATTGGCATTGTGGGATCAAGTGGAAACAGATATTTATGTAATTTGAATTACTAATTTAAATTTAGCCCCTACCATTGGTGGGCTTTTTTTATTTTAACCCTTAATCCCACTAGGGCGAGGCCAGTCCACTAACAGAGAGTATTTCAGTATAAAGCAAAGCTATAATTATTAAGGATATTAAAATTTAATTCATAGATTTTTAAGAGGGTGTGATTACCCAATAACTATATTAACTGCACCAATCTTTAATAACTTTACTAACATTTACTCAAATATATAGTATAAAGAGTCTCCATAAGGAGATAAAAATGACAATTATCACATTAAAAAACATTGAAACAGGTGAGAAATTCCGTGTTCAGTCAATCATTGAACCTATTATTAATGCTATTAAGGAAGGAAATAATCAAATAATACATAAGATTAGGTGGTTATATGAAGATACTCAAATTGATGTTGATATAGAGTTTCATGATATTTTAAATCAACAACAGCTTAAAAGATTTATAGGTAGGCAGTATATTATTGATAAAATTGAATAAGGTGTGATTTTTCTTAAGCAGAAATATTTTTCTTTATAGATAGGTTGCTTTTATCTTAAGGAGGAGTTGTATGGTTGAATATATTCCAAATGAAGACCAAGAATTTCAATCCTTGATGATCGCCATAACCGAATCTGCTTTAGAAAAGATGAAAAAAAGGCAGAGAGCAGCTATAGCAAATACCAAAAAACTTAAAAATAATCAGCGAAAAAAAAAGTGGATTTTCGAAAAAATGATATTTTTTAGATTTTTTTTATAACTCTTTAGAAATGAAATTCATACGATCCAATTGTTATACTTTAAGTAATTAAAAAATTAAATTTATAAATTTGAAAGATAGAAAATCGCACATCTTCATAGACATCACATTATTTGAAATGTAAGTAAAATCTAGATATGAAATATTTGGTTTTTTACATGCTATAGTGATTTTTTGTCAGAGTGCAACAGAATGAATATTTTTATTTCTGGTGTTTTGGATGGCCAAATTCTACCGATAGAAGAATACAAATCGGATAGTTTTACAATTACCAATATAGATACGTTGGAATCTACAGAATATATCCGAAATGTATTTGAGAAGCATCATCTTAAACATATTTTTTGGATACCTGAGAGCCTGGATCGAAAGTATGTATATGAGCGAATTGAAAAATATCTACATGATAAGTAAGGTTGTTAGTTTGATTGGAATCATAATCCGCTAAGTCTTTTGTATTGTAAAAATATATTTGGCTCTATTTTCATAGTAATAACATGATTAGCGCATTATGAGAGTATTAAGATAGTTTTGGATTTGCCAAGATTTTGGTGTAGACGAACTTGCAAGTTATGATGAAGGTGTTTTTAAAAAATTAATTTATAAAATAACAATAAAAAGCCTTACAAAATACTGTAAGGCTTTATTTTTAAGTTAGATTTTTAGCTCGGTGTAGATGTATTGTGATTAGGTTGCACCCCTTTATCGTTTTGATCGGAAGCGGGGGTGGCAGTTGTATCTGGTTGTGGTTTGTTAGGGGTGGTAACTTCGGTATGTTCATTTGCTTGAACTTGCTGGTTTGCTTCATTATCTTTTGTAGCTTTTTTAGAAAAATCTTTAAAATCAGACATTTTAATCTTCTTTACTTCACTGTGGAGAGCCTATACTACGCTTTAAAAGTCGTTACACTACGGTAGTTTTAAGATCTATATGTGTTGATATGTGCTACAGATAAGATTTATCTCGATGAAATATTTCACAAATAAAATCAATTATATATAACTGCTTGAGTCTTATCAGTTAAAGGCCGGATACATGCTCTATAAATTTCAACTAGGTGTACATAAAGCACACATATATATTTTTGTTCAGGAATTCTTTTAAAAATTCTGCAAAATAATAAAAATTGATAGTTAGAAAATTATAGTTTGTATAAATGTACTTCTAGGCATACTATGATTGATTAAACTGGAGCATATTGATGCTAAAAGACATTACAGTTGTTGATTATCAGGGTAGCGAAAGAAGAGCACAGGCATGCTATCTAGAGGAAAATACTGAAATTACACTTTCAAGAAAACGGGTCCAAAGTTCAAAAATTGAATATATTTTGATAAAAGGTGAAATTATTTACCCGACATTAGATTGGGTTTTTAATAGCTCAGATGGTAGTAGCTACTATATAAAATGAAAAGAACCGCTTCGGCGGTTTTTTTTTCATGAATTCATACATTGTTAAAAAAACCTTAATAAACTTGTATATTTTATAAATATGCTTTATCAATGCCAATGAGCATATGCGTTAAGGGACTAAATAAGTGATTAAATATATTCCAGATCTTGATCAGGAAGAAGAGACATTGATTACCGCTAAAGTTGATGCCGCCTTAGAGAGACTTAAAAAAAGGATGAAAGTAAATAGAATTATTTATTTGGATAAAGAATTGAAAATTTCTTTAACATTTAAAGTTGAAAGTCATCTTCGTAGTTAATCAAACTTAACTTATCAAAAGATAGTCTTCTTAATTGTACGGCGTTAATGCCTATCAACTAGCCGAGCGTATGTCGTCCCAAGCAGCCCTGTTAATAATATGTGTTAGCAGGGCTTTTGATTTTCTGTGGTATAAGATTGTATCCACTAATTGCAAGAGGGATATATGTCTGACAACTCAACTAAATGGTTGTGTGTAGGTGGTGTTTTAAGTGGAGAATGGCGCGATCAGCAGAAGGATGCATTTGATGTTGATCCTGATGATTTAGATACTCATAGTTATGAACCAATGAGGCTTAGTAATCCTGCTACCAAACAAGAGCAGTATTTCTTTGTATACACAGAACTGAAAGAAGAAGCATATGAAAGGGCAATAAATTTTGCCTTATACAAAAATCAGTAAGAGTAAGAGAGCACCTAGGTGCTCTTTTTTTATGAGCAAAATTTATGGATAACCAAAAATATTTCCAACTCACCAGAAAGCATCCACCCAAAACCAAACCTAAAATTAGGCCGCTGCCGAAAGCAAAACAAGCCTACTTAGAGGCAGAGGCAACTCTACTTGAAGAATTAAAAGATCATGCAATAGGTTTTGAAAGTAAATTCCAGCCGATCAGCACAAAGCACTGGCGTTTCGATTTCCATATTGTGAAATTGCGATTACTTATCGAAATTGAGGGTGGGCCATGGTCCGGCGGTCGCCTTGGCAAATTGGCATTTAAAGCTTGGAGTATAGACCGGTATTACCAGGTTGAAGAGATGGGATACAAGATTGAGCGGTTTCATCCGGATTCAATTTTATCGGGTTATGTCATCCACTGGATTAAAAGCGAATTGGAGAGTTTAGAGCATGAGCCAGATCAGACCATTTCCACCGACTGACTTGATCGACCAGGCAGACAACGAGGAAGCAATACGCCTTGCACCTGCACCAGATCTTATGCAGTGGGTAGTTGATAATTTCTTAACGATTGGTGGACCACTACACAATCCCGACCATGACCATATTGCTGAGCTCATCCATGACAGTGAAGAATTTTTGGCGTTTGCCTGGGCATCATCAGCATGTGTAGCTAAAAAGCGCATGGTGCTCGGCCAATGCGAAAAGGTGATGTTTAACCAGGGCGGATGGCGTAAAGCCCGACAAGAGCAACAGATGCGAGACTGGTTTGGTTATGTGCCGGTTTATCTCATCACCATTGATGCCAGTTTTTGCGAACAAGCTACGGATCGTGACTTTTGTGCATTGATCGAGCATGAGCTGTATCACATTGGAGTTGAGCGAGATCCGGAAGACGGTGAGCCGATCTATAGCGATATGACTGGGCTTCCGAAACATTATCTTGCTGGCCATGATATTGAAGAGTTTGTGGGTGTTGTAAAACGCTGGGGAGCAAGCGAAGACGTGAAGCGACTCGTTGAAGTAGCGAAGCAAGCGCCGTTTGTAAATGATGTAAATATTTCCAGGTGCTGTGGTACTTGCATTATCAGTTGAGCCGTTTGGCTCATTTTTTTTATCTATTTTGCTTTACGTAGCTTTACGAAGAGGTAGGTATGGCTGCACTTAAAGAGCCTGTTAAAATCTTTATAGTTCAGTCGCTTGCTTGCATGGAAACACCTCAACAGGTAGCGGATGCTGTAAAGCAAGAATTTAATATTGAAATTGAGCGACAACAGGTAGCTCTCTACGATCCAACAAAGGCCACAGGAAAAAATCTAAGTAAGAAACTGAAAGCCTTATTTGAAAAAACACGTGAAGATTTCAGGAACAATGTTTTTGATATTCCACTGGCCAATAAGTCATTTCGTATTAATGAACTGCAAAAAATGTATGACACAACCAAGAACAAGGTCACTAAGCAGAACATCATTAAACAAGTTAAGGATGAAATGCATGGCCATTCAGCGCACTTGCTGGATCTAGAATTGAAACAGCTTGAGATCGAAAAAATCAGGAATGGTGACGGCGAAGGTGCTGACGATCCAACACCAGTAAAAGTAACCATCCAGGTTGTAGATGCGAGTAAAAAAGATGCCGAATATCAATCCGACACTGAATGTACCTCAGGCTAATTTTTTACAGATGGAAAAGAAATTCCGGGCTTTTGTCGCTGGGTTTGGATCGGGGAAGACCTGGGTGGGCTGCTCAAGCTTATGTAATAAAGCCTGGGAGTTTCCTAAGGTTCCTTTAGGTTACTTTGCACCGACATATCCTCAGATCCGAGATATCTTCTTTCCCACAATTGATGAGGTTGCTTTCGACTGGGGACTTAAAACCAAGGTTTATGAAACCAACAAGGAAGTGGATATTTATTATGGTCGCCAATATCGGACCACAATCATATGCCGATCTATGGAAAAGCCGGCAACCATTGTCGGCTTCAAGATTGGCCATGCGCTGATTGATGAGCTCGATGTAATGGCGATGCTGAAGGCACAGCAGTCGTGGCGTAAGATCATTGCACGTATGCGATATAAACAAGCAGGTTTGCTGAATGGTATTGATGTTGCTACCACACCTGAAGGCTTTAAGTTCACTTATGAGCAATTTGTAAAAGAAGCTAATTCAACACCAGCTAAACGGGCACTGTATGGAATGATCCAGGCTTCAACCTATGACAATGAAGCCAATCTGCCAGATGACTATATTTCATCGTTGTACGAGTCTTATCCACCGCAATTGATTTCAGCTTATCTGAAAGGACAATTCGTTAACTTAACCAGTGGTGCTGTATATCCAGACTTTGATCGGGTTCTAAATCATACGGACGAGGAAATTAATCCGAATGAACCTTTACTGATCGGGATGGACTTTAACGTACTGAAGATGGCCGCCGTGGTTTATGTCATTAGAGAAGGTCATCCTCGTGCATTAGATGAACTGGTGGGAGTGAGAGACACACCGACCATGTGTTATCTGATCAAGGAGCGTTTTCCAGAGCATGACATTACGGTGATACCAGATGCCTCAGGTCAAGCGACTTCTTCAAAAGGCTTTAGTGAGTCAGATCATGCAATCCTGAAGAAGAATGGTTTTAAGGTGGAAGTGAACGGCGTTAACCCTGGTATTAAAGACCGAATCAATGCGGTGAATGCCCAGATCCTGAATGCAGAGGGTGAACGTACTTTAAAAGTAAATACCAATAAATGTCCAAACTTCACCGCGACTTTAGAGCAGCAGATTTACGACTCATTCGGAATGCCGGATAAAAGCGCGGGTCTGGATCACGTAGGTGATGCAGGTGGATACCCGCTGGCGAAGCGATTTCCGATCATTATCCAGAAAATATTTAAACGGCGTCGTATTGGCGGTATGTCTTATTAATCAACGCACCTTAAACAGGTGCTTTTTTTATGGTGTTTTTATGGCAGTTACTGATCAACATCCGCAGTATATTGCTGCACAAAAAAGCTGGCAGATGATGCGTGATGCTGTTGCTGGCGAAGAGCAGATTAAGCAAGCCACAACGAAGTATCTCTCCAAATCTGCAGGCATGATCGAAGCAGAGAAGCAGGGAGATACTACAGGCGAGATCTATAAGGCATATGTGAACCGTGCTCAGTATCCATTATGGGTTCAGGATTCATTACGGACCATGATCGGTCTGGTCTCGAAACTTGAGCCTGATATCGTGATTGAGAGTTCTTTGCTTAAGGGGCTGATCAATAATGCGACCAATGACGGTTTTGGGTTAAAGCAGCTATTTATCCGTGTATGTGTTGAACTGCTGGAGTGTGGTCGCTGTGGTTTGCTGGTGGACGTAGATGGGGACGGTATACCTTACTTTGCCATGTATGACGCGCTTTCCATTATCAACTGGAAAGAAAACAGTATTGGTGGACGTAAGGATCTCAAGCTGTTGGTGCTCGAGGAGCAGTTTGATAATAGCGAAGATGAGTTTGGCCACGATACCAAAACCGTGCACCGTGTTTTATCTATGCAAGATGGTGCTTTAACGGTTCGGTTATTTGATGGGGCCTTACCTGAAGATAAAACACCAGATCTAGGTGGTAATCAGCTTTCCTTTACGCCGTTTGTATTCTGCGGTACCACGGATAACTCACCGGATGTTGGCACGGTACCGCTATTAACCATGGCCAAAGCTGCGCTGAAGTACTACCAGTTAAGTGCTGATTATTTCCAGTCATTGCATCACACGGCGCATCCGCAACCATGGATCAGCGGTCTGGATGAAGGAACCGATATCAGCGTGACTGGGGTGATGGCCGTTTGGGATCTACCTAAGGATTCAAGCTGCGGTTATTTAGAGATTTCGGGTGATGGCATCGATATGACCAAGAAGGAAATGGATGCCCAGAAAAACTCAGCACTTGAAGCCGGTGCCAAGGTTATTGATACCAATAGCCAGGAATCTGGTGAAGCCCGCCGTGCACGCCAGGATGATCAGCATGCCAGCTTACACAGTATTGTGATGTGTGCTGCTGAAGCCATCGAGCAAGCTATTAAATATGCGGCTCAGTGGTTAAAGCTGGATCCTTCCAAATACGCATTTACGGTGAAGCCTGAGTTCATTGTTCAGCAATACGACATCAATCTGGCCAAGCAACTTTATGAAGGTGCACTGCAGGGTAAAAACTCATTCAGGACATATTGGGAATATATTGCTACCGGTAAATTGCCGTCACATGATTATCAGGATGAGTTACTTCGTGTTGAAGAAGAGCGGGATAGTTTGCCGTTGTAAGAGGGCTAAATGGCTTCAAATGATCAAAAAAATCTGATTGAGGTACTCACTCAGCACCAAGCTTATTTATATCGAGCATCATCCCAATCGGTGAATGAATTAACCAGGTTATTTAATTCAGAATCATATACGATGCTTTCAAAGCTTCGGGATCTGCTGGATGAGTTGAATGATGCAGAGAAGGTAGCTTTAGCTGCCGGCCAATACACCACAACTAATCTTAAAGAGATCCGAGATCTTATATCTCAGTGGTTTATCAGTTTAAGTACTTCCATTCCTGAAGCATTTGCTGTTTCTGCTACGGCATTGGCTGTATATGAGGCGAATTACACTGCCAGACTATACGGCGGCCAGATCAAGAAGCCTAACGGAAATAAGCTTTATTCTTCAGCCAAGAAAACCCCACTGGTAGGCGGTGCATTGGTTGATGAATTACTTTCCAATATTGCTGTAAATGCTCGGCAGAAAGTTGAGTATGCGATTCGGGACGGGATCAGCAGCGGCAAGACCAATCAGGAAATCATCCAGCGGATCCGTGGTACCAAACGCCAGAATTATGAGGATGGGATTCTAAATACCAGCAAGTCTGACATCGAGCGTACGGTGAGAACTGTACGCAGCCACGTCGCTAATCAGGCTTACCATGAAAGTTTTGTCCAGCTCGGTTTTAAATACGAAAGATTTATTGCGACATTGGATGGGAGAACATCAAAACTCTGCGCTTCATTGGATGGCTCAGTTTGGGAGATCAACGACCCCGCCAGACGTGTACCGCCACTTCATCCAAACTGTAGATCGATTCTTGTGCCAGTTGATAAAGATGGCCTGTTAGTAGGTGAGCGTCCTTTTGTAATGGATGAACGCAAAGTTAAGGATATTCCAAAAGACGAGCGGGATCAGTTGATTGGCCAGATTGATGCGAACACGACTTTCAAAGAGTTTTTTAAGAAAACAGACGATTTCTTTCAAAAGGAATGGTTAGGTCCAAAACGGTACAAGCTCTACAAAGAGGGAAAGTTTGATTTTGACAAGTTCTTTGATCCAGAAGGGCGCATGTATTCTCTGGATGAGCTTCAAGATTTGGATCGAAAAAGCCTGAGTGGGTAAAAGTCTTGCAGCTTAATTCGAAAAAGTAATACTTTAAATATACCTAATAATAAAGAGGGTATATTTAAATGCAAATTGTAAAAACCATTGTTTCTTCAACAAGAAAATTTATTGGATTCCTTCATGTTGAGTTCTGGATTGTAATGATTATTAACTTAATCATTATGGGATTTACGTATTCTATTAAGGGAGTTAAAGGAGTAGAGAATTTAATAAATTCATTAAATGATCAGTATGATGGAGTCGGTATTAGTGCGACCCTTGTTGTTTCATCGATCGGAATTATTTTATGGATACTCTATTACTTCTTTAATTTTAGATATAAACAATCACTAAGAGAGATATCCGAAGGTTGTATAGATCCTTGTATTTCTCTTTTTCGACTAGCTGGAGGGATACTACTGGCGTTTACAACTCTTTATTTATTAGAAGAAGGTTTTGCTTCAATTTTGATCGCCTTTATCTACTACGGTGTATTATCAATTTTCAATTCTGCAGTACTAGTAGCGCTCAAAAAGAAAATGTATACGAAACCTAATAGAGAGTTGAAACAATTAACTCTTTGAATTTTGCAAATCTTTAAAAGCCCTATCAATGATGGGGCTTTTTTTATGCCTTGAGATAAGGCCCAACTTAATCAAACGAGAGGTTTGAACATGTCATTGCCATTTATTGTGGATTCACTGGACCAGATCAAAGAAGAACATCGTGCTTTATATGTTGAGGAGAACGGGAAGTTCCGCCTTGACCTAGAAGGCTATGAAGATCCGAAGGGATTGAAGTCTGCACTACAAAGCGAGCGTGATGCTGCTAAGACTGCCCAACGCGAACTACAACGCCTACAGAAACAGTTTGAAGGTATCGATCCGGAAATTGTGAAAAAGGTGTTTGCTCAACTCGACCAAGACGAAGAAGCCAAGCTCATTGCTGAAGGTAAGGTAAACGAAGTGATTCAGAAGCGTACCGAGAAGATGCGTGAAGAACATGCTCGTTTGCTCAATGCCGAAACAACGCGAGCAAATAATGCTGAAGCTTATGCCAATAAGTTTAAGGATTCAGTAATTCAAGGGCAAATCATTCAAGCAGCTGTAGAGCTTGAGGCACTACCTGAAGCAACTGGTGATATTGCGTTCTTAGCTAAAACTAAATTTGCATTAGATGAAAGCGGCAAAGCGGTTGCTGTTGATGAAAACGGTGAAGTGATTATTGGCAAAGATGGCCAAACACCACAAACCCCAAAAGAGTGGGTTGAATCTCTACGCGAGCAAAAGCCGTACTTCTGGCCAAAAGCAAACGGAACTGGTGCACCAGGTAGTACCAATACCAAAGGTCAGGTCGACATCCTCAAAGCAGATGGCTCGGTGAATCTCACCAAACTTGCGCAATTACGAAATGACAATCCGCAGCTGGCTAAAGAGTTGGCTGCAAAACACGGTATTAAACTTTAATTAAGGAGAAGGCCAAATGGCTGAAACAAAAATTGCTGATGTAATCGTCCCTGAATTATTCACCCCATACGTTTTAAATAAAACTGCAGAGAAATCTGCATTATGGCAATCCGGCATTGTGGGTGTGCCTGACGTGGAGGTGGCATTTGGGACCAAAGGGGGAACCACTGTCAATATTCCTTTCTGGAATGATTTAAGTGGTGAGTCAGAAGTGCTATCAGATTCTAAAGCACTTTCTGTAAACAACATCACATCAGGTCAGGATATTGCAATCCTTCATGCACGTGGTAAGGCATGGGGAGCCAATGACCTGGCTAAAGCTTTATCGGGTGATGACCCATTGGGTGCTGTAGGTGATCTTGTAGCAGATTACTGGGCGCGAGAATTCCAAGGCTTCACTGTAAATACACTTAAAGGTGTATTTAGCGCTGACAGTATGGAAAGTAACGTCCATGACATTTCAGCGGGCGCAGGCGCAGCTGCAGTCATTGATGGGCATTCTTTTGTTGATGCGTCATACAAGCTTGGTGATGCAGTCGATAAGTTAACGGCGATCTCCATGCATTCATTCACTATGGCTGCATTATCTAAACAAGGACTGATTGAAACGGTCCGTGATGCTGACGGCGTATTGCTCTATAAAACTTTTATGGACCGCCGTGTCATTGTTGATGATGGCATGCCAGTAGAAGGTGATGTATTCACCTCATTCCTATTTGGCCAAGGGGCGATCGGCTTCCAGGATATCGGTGCACCGGTTGGCGTGGAAACAGATCGTGATAGCTTGGCCGGTACCGACATTCTGATTAACCGCCGTCACTTTGTATTACATCCACGTGGCATTAAATGGGCAGGTGCAACAGGTATTGCACCGAATAATGCTGGTCTCGCCCAGGGCGCAAACTGGGAGCGTGTATACGATCCTAAACAGATCCGGATCGTGGCATTCAAGCACAAGATCAAATAACGAAAAGGCGGGTAATCCCGCCTTTAGTATTTTTGCCTTTCGGTAATTACAGGAAGGCAACTTTAATAATTATTTGGAGATCCTCACATGGGACTTTCATCATTTAACCGAGCACGGGAACGACAAATGACACAAGAAAAAGTGAATGAACTTGAAGAGCAACTAGCAGGCGTAAAAGGTGAGTTTATTGCATTCAAAAATGATCCTGATGCAATGAAAGCGCGTATTGCTGAGCTGGAAGCCGGTGCAGGTAATAATCAGGAACAGGATATGCCTGTTGATTATTCATCTCTGAAGGTTGACGAAATCAAAGCTGTATTGACCGAAAAAGGCATTTCATTTGACGGCGTTACCCGTAAAGAAGATTTGCTTGCACTTATCCCTCAAGAGCCAAAGGAATAATCCATGAGCTTTATCACTGAACAAGAAGCGATTCAACATGTACAAGGCTTTGATGCTTTATCTGCCAGTGATAAGGCTGATTATTTACAAAAGGCCGAAGCCTATCTAATCGCCCGAAACGTGAAACCTTATGATGATGTGACACAAGTGCCTAAGGCATTAAAAACAGCCTCATACGAGATCATTAAGGGCATTATGAAGGGTGAGCTCTACCAAGGGCAGGAGCAGGCCTTAAAACGTAAAAAGGTTAAGGCCGATACGATGGAGTCAGAAAAGGAATACCAGGATGGATCAGTAAAGCTGAATGCCACTGAGCAATACATTCTGGATCTGATTAAGCCATTCACCAAGCGCTCTTCAGTATTCTTTATCCGGAGAATCTAATGGGCTTACGTGATGAACTGCAGGCAGATATTACCGGGGCATTTAATGAAGATTTGACAGATGCCGTTCTATCCTTTTCGTGTGAGCGGATCATTAAAAAAGATTGGGATCCTCTGACTGAAACGCATAAGACGATTAAAGAGAACTATTCTGGTCGTGGGGTTTTGTTTGGTTCATACAATCAATACGAGATCCAGACGCTTGGTGTCTTGGCCACCGATAAAAAGGCGGTTGTTCTGCAGAATGAAGTAACCATGGTACCGAAAATTGATGATGAGTGGTTTACATCCCTTGGCAATTTTCGAGTCATGCATATTCAACAAGATCCAGCTGAAACAATCTGGAAATGTCAGTTGAGAAAGGTTTGATTACTTGATCTAATATCCTTCTAAATTAGGGGGATATATGATTAAAAAAACTCTAGAAAATAAGATTCAGGATACTATTTTTGGTACCGTAGTCTTTTTTATTATTTATGGAATTATTGGATTCCTACTGGAAACTAACTGGTTAACCAACACAATCGAATTGAAAAGATTTTATGAAATCTTAAAAGATGGCTTAACAATTACGGCTTCTTTTTTGGCGCCGGTCGCTGCTTTTGTTCTTTTTACTGACTGGAGACAAGAGCATGTAGCAAAAATCTTAGATTCAATTGGTAGAAAAATCAAAGTAGATATAAATGATCTTAAAATTCACTTTACAAGGGCGCACTTCTTAAACGCTGTTGAAATCAATAAAAAAACTTATGTCGTTGAGCTCATCAAACATCCAGTTAAGGGCTCTATTCTAGATATGCGTTTAAGTTTGATGAATGACTTATTGGAATTAAAGACCTATTCGCTAGTGAGGAGAAATTTAATTGATAAGCTACAGGACTTTATAAATTTAACAGTTGACTTAGAAAATGTGATTAGAATGTATAAATTTCAAGAAAATGAAATAAAAGAAGCTTATGTAAGGGCAGATTCTAGTCAAATTAAGACTTATAAAGTTGATGAGAAGGCACTAATGGGACTAACTGAATCATATCTCGAATTTACAAATAAATTAGAATGTTGCTCTAGTGAAATAAATGAATTATTGGAAGAACTAATTTTACATTGAAATATTTAAACTATTGCCCACTTCGGTGGGTTTTTTATTGCCTGAAATATAGGAGAACCCATGGTAAATACAAACTATATACCTGAATGGTATATGTCACCATTTCAGCACATGCAATATACGCTGGCCCGCAATCAGCTTCACATGGATCTGTTATTTGATGACATGCAAGAGGCTGATCAATTCCTTTCAATTGATGGCGCTGCAGCTCAAGTTGATTATTACCAGGAAGGGACTTATGCAGTCGTTCAACTTGGCGATACTTCAGGGCGAGATCTCATTGAAGTGTATGGGCTGCTTCTGCATGAAGCGGTGCACGTCTGGCAGCGGGTTAAAACACTTATGGGTGAGCGTGAACCTAGTACTGAATTTGAAGCTTATTCAATTCAAGCGATCGCTCAGGACCTTTTCGAGATGTATCAGGCAAGTGAGGTGAAGGATGGGGTGGAAGGGCAAAAAGCCAACTGAATTCGCCGTGCAGATCGTAAGCGATTCAGAACAAAATATTAAAAATATTGTGATGGATACGGTTCAATCCTTGGTTGTTTCCAGTCCAGTCGACACTGGTGCATATCGTGCTTCACACATTGTTTCTATCGGATCTGCTGATATGGGTGTACGTGAACCTGAGGTAAATGCCAATCAGGATGCTGCAGTCCAGGCAGTTAAAATCAAGCTGGGAAATCTGGTCTATATCCAGAACAATCAGCCTTATGCTGGACGTCTGGAAAATGGCTGGTCAGATCAGGCACCACAGGGCATCTATAGCACCACATTTAACTTTATCACTCAAAAGTACGGTGGCTGACATGGCAATGACATTAGAGCAGGCAAGACAATCCATCATTGCACGTATGCAGGCCTTCACTGGCATCGATCAAGCGCGAATCCAGTATCCGAATGCACCAGAATTTAAAGTGCCTAAAATTGGCCTGTGGTGTCGTTTAACGATAGCGGGAGGATCAAGCTTTATTTCAGGTATAGCTGACAAGCCATGTACGCGACGAACCGGCAATATCATGATTCAATGCTTCGACCGGCTGCATACTGGAGAGAAAGCGATTACTGAGCTCAGTGATGCATTACTGTCTCATTTCGAGTATTTCAATATTGAGCATTTGGAATGTCTGCAGGGGCAAGCCATCAATGCAGGCAAAGATAGCGATTTTATCCAGTACAACGTAACGATCGGCTATAAAGTAAATTGAGCAAAACAGAATAAGATTTATTGAATGGTCGCCTAAGGGCGATTTTTTATTTTAACTACCACCTCATCGGTGGTTTTTTTATGTCTATAGGAATCACTTATGAGCAATTTTGTTTTTAAGCGCGGTGACACCTTTAATTTGGATTTGCAGCTTGTCGATATGAGCGAGGCTCTGCAATTCCCGCCTGATGATGTCCGCCGTGCGATTAACCTGACAGGTTATGTATTTACATCTCAAGTAAAAGAGCTGCATACCGGTGCTGCCGTTGCAACTTTAACCTGTACTGTATTAAATCAGGCTACACAGAAAGGCTGGTTAAAGGTGACGTCTGGGGCAAGTACTTCAGCGTGGCCTCTGGGACTAGTCCAGATGGATCTTAAAGCTGTGGGTGGTGGTGTAACTCAACATTCTGAAACTTTGATGTTTCTGGTAGCTGATGGAGTAACAGCATAATGGCCAATCTTGTTTTTAAGTTCAATTGGGAGCATCGACCTTATCCTTATAATTCCGCACCTGGTAAGTTACAGTTTATGTTGCCTTTTGCCTCAGGTATTCCAAATTTGACACCGGATATTTCCCAAGTCCAAGGTGCGGGAGCAGCAGCAAAAGCAAATATTGGAGCTGATGGTTATAATATTCCTGTTGCCAGAGATACTTTTAAAGCAGCTTACTCCAATGGCGTAGATATTTACTGGTCTGGGAACGGAGCAAATCCACCACCACCCCCATTTGCTGATCTTAACGAGGCACCCACGGGTACCAGATTATTGCTTGCCCGATCAGATGGAGAAATGGCGAACAGACCTATAGGTTTAAAATCCCGTTTGTTTTATGTAGAGACAAAGGGCACATATACAACCAATGCAGGCAAGTTACAACTAGCTTATTCCTATGGATTGGAATCTGATTTTGCATTACGAACAGCTGGTTCAGATGGTAATTACACACCTTGGCGATATGCTGTGACATCACTCTCACCAACCAGTTTAGGTTCGGCGGCATCATATAACGTCGGGGTGAATTCGGGTGATCTAATGGCTGTTGGAGCTTTTGGTTTAGGTACTAATACTCCAGATTATGGTCGGGTGCCTCTCAACATTGCTGAATACAATAATGGCCAGGTAATTCGATGTACTGGTGGAGACTCTACGGGACATGGCGAAGGAGTAGGTGATGCAATTGGTTTACCTGCAGGGACATTTGCCGCTCAGTACTTTACTGTGGGAGTGGCAAATGCACATACCATGATGTACCCGATGAATGTACGCCATAGTTTATATCATGGGACTATGACGGTTAACTCTGGATCAATGAAGGTTAAGCGTTATTTTAAAATTCTGGATGAGAGTAATACGCAAACAGATTCAAATGGTTTTATTAAGGCCGCTTCTCCAGTAGTCAATCTTTATGCTGATCGAATCGAACCAAACGGTGAGGCTGAGGAACAAGAAATTAAGTTCTTCCGGAATGACGTAGGATGTTATCTTTTACAAGGTTCTACAGGCTTTGCAGAACAAGGTTGGTACATCGAGATGCCAAAAGATGCCAAAGGAAATATTCTTGTCAGTGTCGAATATCAGACTTTAGAAAATGGTGATATTTCCATTAAGACCTATAAGAAAAAATTCGATTTTGAATCAGCATCTATTGTTTCTGATCTGGATAATCCGATGGATATTCCAGAAAGTCGGTTTATTAGTATTCGACTTAATAGTTTGCCTGAGCCTGAACTGGAACCGGATGAGCCATTTCCTGAAACACCAGTTGAGTTCCAGCCAACCAATCTGGCTAAGGCAGTGGCTGATGCCATGACAGGAATGGAACCTCCCGAAATCAATGAAGAGCAGACAAACGAATCACTTTAATAGCCCGCCTAAACAGCGGGTTTTTTAATGCCTAAAATTTGGAGAACAATAAATGAGTTCAGGCGCAAAAATCCGATTATATGCTTGTGAAGAGGCAGTGCTCGGTACAACTCCAGCAAATCCGGTCTGGTACACCGTTCGCCGTGTATCCGATGGATTATCAGAAAACGTATCTACAGAACAAAGCAATGAGGTTGTGGATTCACGTTTCCGTCAGGGTGCATCTGTTACTGAAGCTGAGGTGACTGGTCAGCTGGAATTTGAATTATCACTTGGTACCTTTGACTTATTCCTGAGTGTGCTGGCCTTCAATAATTGGGCGGCCAATTCGTTAAGCTTTGGTGGTGGTATCCGTAAATCGCTGACCTTGGTTAAAGTCTATGAAGATGTTGGCCAGGTGTTCATCTATCGTGGTGTACAGGTTAATACCGGTGAAATCACCATTCAAACTACGGGCAAAATCACGGGTAACTTTGGTATGGTTGGTAGCTCATTTACCCGTCAGCAAGTGAATCCAGTAACCAATCCGGTACCGGCTTCAAGTCGCCCAGTAGTCAGCATGCCAAATGTTGAAAAATTACTGATTAATGGCCAGTCGATTCAGGGCAAAGCTTGTCTGCAGTCACTCACCATTAACTTTAATAACAACCTGGAAGCGATCCGCTGTATTGGATCTGGCAAATACACACCAGAGTTTTACTTAGAGAAGATGATGGATATCGGTGTAAACGGTAATTTCATGTTCTCGGCGACATCAGCTGCCTGGATTGATGCAATCAAAACCCGTGATGTGTTCACGCTGGGTTTTGATATCACAGACAACAAAGGCAGCAAGTACTCACTAAACTTTCCGCAGCTTGAAGTGATGGAAGCTAATCATCCTGACGGCGGTGGTGATGACATCATCACAGTAGACATCAACTTTGCCCAGGTACGTACCAGCCCAACCATTGTACGTGCGCTGGTGTAATAAGCGCGTACACAAGTATTCATTTAATTAAAATCAAGCCTATGTAGTGCCATGGGCTTTTTTATTGCTTAAATTTTAGAGGTCGTTATGGCGTTAAAAGTTGGTATTGTACAAAGTTCAGAAGCATCTAAGTGGTGCCAGTTCAAGAACGATAAAGGTGAGGTTCAGGCCGAATTCAAGATCCGTGGAATTGCCTATAAACCGTTTCAGGTGGCGATCGAACGGGCCGGCAATCAGATTACATCCAAAGGCTATGACGTGATGGCCACAGATCCTGCTGACAAGCTTTATCATGAGTTGTTGATGGATGCCTGTGCAGCCCACCTTATTGAAGACTGGAAGGGTGTAGTGTTTGCAGAAGTGGTTGGTGGTAAGACAGTAGAGACTGACATGCCATACACAGCCGAGAATGCTTCCAAGCTATTCAATCTTGGTGACATCGGTGTGGCCATCTGGTTGTTCATTAAAACGGAAGCTCAGAAGATTCAGGAAAATGCCGATAAGGACAAGGCCGTTATCCTGGGAAAGTCATTGAGCTCTACAAATACCAGAAAACGTACGCATCGAAATCGCCGCACGAAATCGAACAAATCAAGTTCTTAGGTGGGCATATTCCTGAACCACCTGAATCATCCTATGCGGCTGAATCGATTCTCTTAGCCTTCAGCACGATTTGCAGATCCAGACGATATGAGCAGGGTATGCCATTATCAATAGACCAGCAGGCCATTAACGTTTATGCCGAGCATAATGATCTGCCTGTTGGTGCACATATCTTTAATGACTGCATCTTTGCGCTGGATGATCTGTTCCTGGAAGACTCCTATAAAAAGGTGAAGGCCCAAAGCGACAGTGGTCGGGCAAAATGATGTTATAAAATAATTACCACCTACGGGTGGTTCTATTAAACATAGTATTTAAGCTTAGCTACATTCCTATCATCATTGAAACAATCGAATTACAACTAAATTAAAAAGGATTACAGTTAATTTGATATAAAAATTAATAATAAATAGGATGATATACTCATGTTAATAAAAATAGATTCCGAAAACTTTATAAACCCGGCACACATCGTTGCCATCTCTACTTTTACATCACCTGATGGAAGGGTGAAAATCACAATTGATACAGTTCCTTCTGCAAGTAGCCATGGTCCATATCACGTGATCACGATTAATGAAGAAGAGGCTGCACGATTTATAAAAGAAATGACAGAAAACTAACGTATTTTATTTTAAAAATGGATTGAAATCATAACTCTACTTTATTTGGATTTGTAATGTTTTCATTTCATCCGATCTGAATCCTCAAAAAATTGGAAATGTGGAAGATATTTAGAGAAAACACTCCGCGTAATTGTATAAGATATGAAGTTGTAGAAGGGATGTAGGGTGTTTTATGTGGTTGTATGTTAGCTTGGTAGATTAATTATACTGAAAAAATAAACTTAAACTGGTGGGCCTATGAGTTTCACACTGTGGTTGCAAGAATTAGATACGGAAATTGAAACTAGAACTGAAATTAGAATTACTGTGGATTCAGAAGTTCAGCCATCTTATATCTCAGAATTTGATGGGGGAATAGTTAAAATTGAATCTAATGGATATTTATCAAATTGTGATGATGCAGATCTTACAGCTGATTTTAGGTTGAAATTACAAATAACGAATAGCGAAAAATATTTAGATATATTTATTCCTACTCTAGAGGAAATAAATGAGAGTACTAAACAATTGCAAGTGGTTGAACGAAAAATTCAGAAAGGAATGAAAGTAAAGGTTTATAGATCAAAGTTAGGTTTTTCATATTTAGCTGAGGTTAAATCTTATTAATTAAAAGAAAGATTTCAAAGTTCTCTCACACATTACCGCCTTAATAGGCGGTTTTTTATTGCCTAAAGGAAAGTAAACATGACGCAAGAATCCCGCTTAGTTATCGTAATTGACTCACAAAATGCTGAACGCAATGCCAAAGCCTTGGCTGATGAAATGTCTAGAATTACTGAGCGTGGCGATTCAGCATCACAGTCAACTAAGGATATGGGTAAACAGTTTTCTGTTACCAATAACATTGTCCAGAACTTTAATACCACGGTAAACAATGCAAACTCATCCGTACAAAAAACGGTTGAAGTCACCAAGCAGGCAACTCAGCAGAACCAAAAGTTTTCACAGGAAATTAAAAATACATCGCAGGAACTGGATAAACAGGAAAAGTCGATTCATTCCTATGGAGCATCGATTAAAGCCTTGGCTGGTTTTATGGTGGGGTTGGTTACTGTAAATGAGGCAATTGCCAGAGCTGATGGTGCGACTCAGATGGCCGCACGTATTCGTAATGCAACAGATAGTGCTGCTGAGTTTGATCTTGTTCAGGAGCGTCTATATACGTCTACAAAAAGCACTTACCGTGCCTTAGGTGAAGCGCAGGAGGTTTATTTAGGCTTGGCTGGTGGGATGAAAGCCTTAGGTTACGCAACCAATGATACCTTGGATGTGTCTGACTCACTTTCCTTTTCATTTACGGCAAATGCAGCACGTGCGGATCAGGCGCAATCTGCAATTGATGCATTTTCAAAATCTATGGCCAAAGGCAAAATTGATGCTGATGCATGGATCTCGATTGTTACCGCTGCAGACAATATTATTGCCGATATGGCCAAAACCACAGGCAAGACAGAAGTACAAATTCGTGAGCTAGGCGCGACTGGCAAAATCTCTTTAGAAGATCTGATCAAGACATTAAAAGCCACCAGAGACTCAAATCAGGAATTAGCGGATGCGATGGAGAATAGTCTGGCTGATGGACTGACCACATTGTCAAACGCCGTGACAAAGCTACTTGGTGAAATCAATCAGAGTACGGGTGCAACCAATACTGCAGCAGCAGGTTTAGGATTGCTCGCCGATAATATTGATATTGTGATGAACGCTGCAATGGCGGGCGGTCTTGCTTATTTAACCAAGACAATTATTGCTAAAACTGTTGCTACTGATACTGGGATTATCTCAACGATCCGCAGTCGTCAGGCATCTGTTGCAAATGCTCAGGCAGAGGTTACGGAAGCAACTGCTACGCTTAACGCGGCAAAAGCGCATCTTGCAAATGTTCAAGCGACCAATGCTGAAGCACAGGCTAAATACGGCGCTACGGCAGCGGCAGCACGTTATGCTCAGGCTCAAGCTGCCGTCACTGCGGCTACGAATGCGCAAACAGCAGCGCAAGGACGTCTTACGGCTGCATCCATCAATGCGGGAAGATTGGCGAGTAGGGCTTTTGCCTTAATTGGTGGACCAATAGGTGCAATTACTTTAGGCGTAGCCGGTTTGACTGCAGCTTACTCTTATTTCAATGGTAAGGCAGAGGAAGCGACGGCAAGGTTAAAAGAGCAAGCTGAGGCTGCAAAGTTAACTAAAGATGAAATCAAGGCACTGGGTGAGGAGCAGCGTAAAGAGAAGCTTGCTGATCTGGCTGCAACGCTGGATGATCAAAACAAGAAGCTGAAGCAACAAGAGCAGGCGGTCGCATCAGCATTAATTGCCATTCAAAACTATGCACTGGGTAATGTAAAAGTTACCGATATTTCAAATAAGGCCCGTCTTGGAACCATTTCATATACTGAAGCGATAGAGCAACTGAAGGATCAGAGAATCCCTTCAGATCTCAGGGATGCATTGCTTAAACAAGTAAGCGCCTATGATGTAGCAGCTGAAACTGCCAACAAAACCAAAAAAACCTATAGTTTGTTTGGGATTGAAGTAACACTTGCAGGTAATAAAGCTGAAAATGCGATCGTTGGTCTTGATAAAAATACCAAGTCATTAACTGAAAATGAAAAGGCTGCTTTGGCTGCAAAAGATGCTCAAAAGAAATATGCCGATTCATTGTTTGATCGTGATTTTGATGCCCAACTATCACAGAGATTACTTGCCAAGAACTACACTCCAGCGCAAGTAAAGGCATTGTTAGATTTGGCAAACTGGGCTCGAAAAAATGGAGTTCAGATTACCACTGAGATGTATCAGGCAGCGTTGAGAGTTCAAGCCATTGAGGAGAAAAATAACCAGGTTATAGAGGCTAAAAATAAGGCATTAAAGGAAACAACAGATGAGTTGTCTAAACAACAGAAAATTCTCTCTGTAAATGCCAAGGTTCAGGCCAATGCAGCAAAGTTTGGTTTTTCCAACATTGAGTCTAAATACAGACTACCTGCAGGAACACTATCTGCGATTCACATGATCGAATCCAGAGGTAACGCCAAAGCATATAACAAAGATACCGGCGCAACGGGAGGTTTCCAGTTCTTATCCGGTACCGCCAAACAATACGGCGTTAAAGATCGAACTGATCTGGCTCAGTCTGCTGAGGGTGCGGGTAAGTATATGTCTTACCTACTCAAACTGTTTAAAGGTGATCTGGAAAAGGCTGTACGTGCTTATCATGCTGGTGAAGGCAACGTTCAGAAGGGTAAAGGTATTGGTAAATATAACAATCAATACTGGAAAGACTTTCAGGGCTATATGGCAGGAATCAATGGATATTCTGCTGGTGATATTTCATCAACAGATTTTTCAAAAATGCTTCAAGATGACGCCAAAATGGCTGAAGAGCAGGCACGTTTACGGATTCAACTGGAGAATGAAGTTGCAGATCAACAAACTAAGATCCGCAATGATCTGACTCAAAAATTAGAGGAGGTTGATAAAGCCAACTTTAGTCCTGAACGTAAAGCGGAGATTGTTGCCGAACTTAAAGCTCGTGCAGACAATGATATTGCGATCGCTCAACAGGCTTTACGTACCAAACTGGATGACTATAAGGAGTTCCAAAAAACTGAAGCTGAGTTGCTTGAAGAAAGTTTTGCCCGTAAAAAGTTCAATGCCGCTCATGACATTGAGTTAAGCAAGGCAGGACAGAAACAGGCTGTTGAATTGCTGGAGCAACAATATCAGCAAGAACTGGGGTTGATGAAACTGGCACAAGAACAGCGCATGTTTCAGGCTAAATTAGCCTTGTTGTCTGAAACTGAAGCTATGCAGGAACGATATCGATTAGAACGGGAGGAAATTTTAAAAAATACCAAGCTGAGTATTGAAGAGCGCCAAAAACTGATTACGTTCTCCAAAGCCAATCAGGAAAAGGAGGTGCATGACAAGATTACCGGTGCTGTTCAGAACTGGGGGAGTATCCAGGCTGATATGAATGGCTATGGTGATTTCTATAGACAGGATCAAGACCGGTTTAGCCGCCTTGGTGCAGCTCAGGATCTGTTTGATAGCAAGTCAGCAGCGGTGGACTATAGCGAGCAGAGCGGTATTGAGGATATCAACTCCAAACTCCAGGCCGGTCTTTTAACACAGCAAGATTTTGAGGATCAGAAAACAGCGATCATGCAAGCCGCTCTTGAGCAACGCAATATCATCTATGATGAATATGCTCAAAATGCCCAAGAGATTGAAGATAAGTACCAACAAGATAGATTGAATGCTCAAATTGCTCTCGGTGGGCAAATGATTGGTTCAGAAACATCGATGTTTGGTTCTATGTTCGGTGAGCAATCCAAGGCCTACAAGATCATGTTTGCTGCAGATAAAGCCTATGCGATCGCAGCAGCCGGTATTGCGATTCAACAGAACATTGCTCAAGCTGCCAAGGTTGGTTTTCCTCAAAACTTGCCATTAATTGCAGGGGCGATTGCTCAAGGTGCAAGCATTATCGGTAATATCCGTGCAATCAAGGACCAAGGCTTCGCTAACGGCGGTTACACGGGCAAAGGTGGTAAATACGAACCTGCTGGTATCGTTCACAGGGATGAGATCGTATGGTCAAAGGATGATATTAAACGCTGGGGTGGTGTCAATTTAGTTGAGAGTATGCGTAAGAGTGCGAACCCTGAAGCATTCCTCAATAACAACGTCTCAGCAGACAATATTATGCGCCGTGCACTGATGAGCTCTAATGCCTTTATGGAAAGCCAGACGAAATCAAACATCTTCAATCAATTTGGAGATGGCCAGATTATCTATAAGGCTAACCAAGCTAAAGAGTCTTCTAAGATCACTACCGGTTCGGATCTGTACCATGACGGAAAAGTGTATTTCTCACCGAATGGTTTAGTTCAGGATCGATCTAATCTTGAGGATGTCTATGACTTCACTCTGGGCAGATCTGCACGGCCACAGGCTGAGGCGCTAGCTTCAGTTCAACCAACTGCACCCACGATCAACTTTAAAATTGAAGTGGTGAATCAGGTGAAAGGTGCAACGGTCGAAGCAGAGCAACTGGATGAGAATACTGTTCGATTGATTGTAAAAGATGAATTGGATAGGACGCTTCCACGCGAGGTGCCAAAACTTGTGAGTGATCAAATCAAGGAACCTAACTCATCAATTAGTAGGGCCATTTCAACCAACACAACAGCACGGCGCAATCGTTAATTAGATACATACGTATAAGTGGCAGCACCTGTTGACAGCACATCACGCTGCCACCTTCTATCACTAGCCAACCAACCATACAATGAACGAGCTGCCTACGGGTGGCTCTTTTTTTATGCGGAAAAACCGACGGATGTATCAGATTCCATAGCAATTTAGAATCATCACAAAAGCAAAAACCCCAGTGGTGGTGCACTGAGGTTTTTTAATACATCTCAATCGAGCAAAGATAAGGAGAAGTATTTCTATGAATAAGCATACAACAAATTCACAGTTAAAGGTAGATGGTAAAATGAGCGAATCTGGTGCAGATTTTGTTGGTAAATTGCAAAGTATAGCGTTAATCATTTTAGCACTTGCTGTATTAGTCGCAGCAGCAGGATATGTAATATGGTTGTTAAAATAAAAGTTCAATTTAAAACTTAAACCGACCTAAAAATGGTCGGTTTTTTATTGCCTGAAGGAAAGTTATGTACAAGTTAAAACTTAATCCTCAAAAGAGTGGCTATGGCGTGACACCAGGTGATGATGTGAAGCGCCAGCAGTTTGATGGTGGACGTGGCCGCTATTACATCGATGTAAAGCGTAATAGCCACTTAGTCGATGTGAACTGGAGCTTAAGCAAATCAGACTTCAATAAAATGATGGCTTTCTGGCGTGTTTACCAAAGTCAGCCTGCATCATTCTATGTGGATCTGGTGATCGATCAGGGTACACGTCAGCAATACCTGTGCAACTTCATGCCAGGTACTTTCAAAACCAGTGAGGTCAACGGCAATCTATACCGGGTAAATGCCCAGCTTGAGGTTGTACAGAATCAGAAGGACTTGGCTGCTGATCAGGCCTTAATTAAAGACTGGGTGGTGTGATGGATCAGGAATATGCAAAGTTCTTTCTTAATCGTACAGTCGATATTTATCAGCTGGAGTGTATCGAGCTGACACATCCGTCATTCATCAATACTTATCGAGTTGTACGTAATGATGATCAGGGTGTTTATGTCCGGCACAAGGAGAATGACAGCCAGCTATTCTATGAGTATTTGCCTGCCGAGATCCAGCGCTCAGGCATGCTGGGGGATCTGGACCAGTCCTTAACGATTTCAATATCAGGCTTGGGTGATGTGCTGCCGGATGAGTTTGAGCGGGTGATGGAAGGGCAGTATCCAGATATTAAGCCAACCGTTAATTACCGGCTGTACAGCTCGGACAATCTCAATACACCGATGTACTACCTGCTTGGTCTGCAACTGTCAGGCGTGGCCATGGACCACAAGGCGGTAACATTTAAAGCTGAGTCACCGCGACTGAATACCGCCAAAACTGGCGACATCTTCTCACTGGATCGCTTCACCGGTCTGAAGGGGGCGTTATGAAAGGTCATGATCATTTACTTGATCGGCAATATAATCAGGAACGTTATAACTGTGTCCACTTTGCGCATGAAGCTGCAATGGATCTGTACGGCATAGATCGAGGGGAAGCATTGGAGCTGTTCATGCAACCCAAGGGCAGTATTGAATTCAAGCCATCCAGAATAAAGCTACTAAATCCGCTGCCCATGCCCAAGGAAGGCTGCATCGTCGCCTTCCACCCAAGACTAAGAAACAAGCCCCCGCATGTGGGGCTTTTTCGTGGGGGTAAGGTTTTGCACCTGATGGAAAGTGGAGTGTCTTATTTATCTGAACAAGTTGTTATGGCAATGGGGTTTAATCGAGTCAGTTACTATGATTAAGATTATTTATAAACAGGATCCTTTATCTGAAAAGAAAGTGATTGAGCATGCGTCCACAATTGGCCAATGGCTCACAGCAAAATATGAGTATATGCCTGAGCACCTGCGTATCTTTCACAATCCGAGTGATATGGAGCATGCGGAAATTTCAATGGCCAATGAGGTCACACCGAAAAATGCCCATGACTTGAAGCAGCTCGATTTTCTTCCTGGCACATTCATTGTGATCGAGAATCCGAAAGGGATCCCCGCATTGGTTGCTGCAGTCGTTTCATTAGTCGTTGGCCTTGCCGTTGCATTGCTGATGCCAACGCCGTCGATCGCTCAGACCAACCAGAATAACAATCAGTCCTCATCGGCCAACAATGAGCTTTCAAGCCGTGAGAACAAGATGCGGGTAAATGGCCGTATTGTGGATCTATACGGTGCTGCAAACGACACACCTGACCTGATCGCTGTGCCTTACAAAGTGTACGAGAACAACGTCGAAGTTGAGCACATAGTCGGATGTATTGGCCGTGGACACTATCACATCAATGGGGCGTATGACGGTGAAACCAATATTGTTGATATTGCCGGCGCATCGATCGAGGTGTATAGCCCAGATGTCGATATTGTAACTGGCAATCCGTATTTCTTTTTAGGCAGTGAGATTACAACACTACCTTTATCTGTACAGCAACAAAACTCGGTCAATGGCCAGATCCTGCGCTCTGCAGATACACAAGTACTAGAAGGTACCAACCATCTAAGATTTGGTTATCCGAATGAAATCTTAAGATCTGCATCTAATCTTACGGATTTAACTACCAAGTTTGTTAGTAATGATCGGGTAGAAATCACCAATAGCGGTTTCTGGTTCAATAACCAGTTTTATCATTTGGATGGTGTCTACAGTGTTTTGTCTGTTGCAAATGACCGGATGACCTTATCCAATCCAGCCGCAGTCAATCCAGGCTGGTGGATCCTGAAAGAGCTGGAAACCCAGAAAACAGCTGAGTTATCACCACGACTTGCATCGATAGGTGAGAAATGGATCGGGCCATTTGTTCTGGACAATGTTGAGCGTAACCGGGTGCTGTGTAACTTTGTGGCGACCAATGGGCTTTACGCTATTTTCAACGGCAACATTCAAGGTGCATTGGATGTTGAACTTGAAGTGGAAGTGACACCGATTAATGTGAATGGTGAGCCATTGGGTAATCCAATGTTCCAGCGCATTACCATGAAAGGATCTTCAAAGTCGCGTCAGACTGTGGGTGTCACGCTGGATATGACCACTTTCCAAGGGCGTTGCAGTGTCCGTGCACGTCGGGTGACTGGCGCAATCAATGCACCAAGTGTCGTGGATGAGGTGAAGTGGCAAGCTCTTTACGGAGCGTTTCCATTACAAAGCACGCGGTACCACAGTGAAACTGTTTTTCGTGCTCGAACCTATGCCACTACTGGTGCACTCTCGGTCAAGACCCGCAAGATCAACTTTGATCTGCAACGGATGCTACCTTTTTACCAGAATGGCGAAATGACCAAGGAGGTCTTTCCAACTTCAAGCTTTGCAGATGCCCTGGTATCGATGGCATTGGATGACAAGATTGGTCGCCGTACGGTTGACGAGCTGGATCTGGAAAATATCTATCGAACTTACTTTGAGATCGTGGATTACTTCGGTACACCGCTGGCCGCAGAGTTCTGTGCAACCATTGATGATACCAACCTTTCCTTTGAAGAACTGGTCACCAACGTTTGTGACGCAGTAGGGTGTACGGCCTATCGCCAGAACAACAAGCTCAAGCTGTATTTTGAGCGACCTACGGATAACTCGGTACTGTTGTTTAACTTCAGGAATATTTATCCAGAAACTTATCAAAGGGATCTGAGCTTTGGTGTGATGGATGACTACGACGGCCTGATCTATGAATATACGGATCCTGCTGACGATAGCCGTATCAATATCTATTTGCCAGACAAGAGCGCCAAGAATCCTAAAGTGGTGAAATCGGTCGGTGTACGTAACAAGTGGCAAGCACACTTTAATGCATACCGACTGTGGAACAAGATGCGCTTCCAGCGTCGATCCATCACTTTTGATGCGGCATCCGAGTCTGAATTGCTGGTTCTACGTGACCGGATTGCAGTGGCGGATTATCGCAATGGTATTCACCGCAGCGGGGATGTGCTGCAGCAAGAGGGTTTAATCCTCACTCTCAGTCATGATGTGGAATTCATTGCAGACAAAAGCTATGTGATTTATCTGCAGATGAGTGATGGCAGCGTGGACCTGATTCCTGTGACTGCAGGTGCTGCTTCAAACAAAGTCGTGTTAGGGCGTCTGCCGAATAGTCCACTCAAGCTCAATCCAGAGGATTACATCAACACGACTTATATCGTGGTGAGTGATGATACTAAAGGCTCGTTGCCTTATCTGGTGGCCAAGAAAGAACCTGTAGGCAAGACAAGCAATAAAATCACCGCCATCAACTACGATGAACGCTATTACATGAACGACAAGGATTTCAACGAATTGCCTCCAGATACAACTCCAATTTATATCCGTTATGACCAGCTTGATATCAATCTGGCTCGTCTATATCAGATGCAAAGAGGAGAACTGCCAGCATTTGGAGAAATCAATTTTGTGGTTGAGCCTGGTGTATTGATTTTAAGCTCAAGTTCGTTTCGACCATTAACCGAGCTTATCTTTAGACATTGGAGTAATCGACCTTCAATTAAATACGTTGCAGGCGAAATGCCAGAAATTCCTGCTATTGATACAGGTGAATTTCCACCTGATCTGGTTGTGAATCTAACTATTAAAGGAACTGCTATCGGCCGTGGTGGTGATGGTGGTATTGCTCATGCGGCATATTTTGGTGAGAGTGATTACGAGAATGCATTTACTAAAACTCGTCGTGATGGACATGCTGGTGCACCAGGGTTATTGGTGCGTCACAGCAAAGTGAACCTGATCATCGATGGCGGCATTGTTGCGCGTGGTGGTTCTGGTGGTGGAGCTACGCCAAGTGGAATTAGTACCAAATACAACTACGCGATTCAAGGTGTTCCTGGCGGTGGTGGTGCCCCATTTGGAAGGGTCCTGAGTTATGTTCCAGTTGCTCAAGAAGTACCTCAATTCAGGGCATTTTTTGAGAACAATTATATTGTCAATAGAGTTAGTGACGCCACGCTGACAGTACCTGGTCAAGGGTATCGCAAGCAGGATAAGGATGAAGGCACACCTCTATCTGGCTATGGTGGAGTATGGGGGGGAGTTGGTACCGCAGCGGTAAGTAGTGATACATATGGATGGAGATATCACGGGACTTTTGCTGGGTTACCTGGACCAGGTGGACCGGCCATTATTGGTGCACCGTTGCTGACCCTGCAGATAATCAATGGAGGACAAATCCTACAAACACTCTAACAGTCTTAAATCTTTTATAAGCACCCAAACGGGTGCTTTTTTATTGTCAAAATTTCTGGAGAACGACATGACAGAAAAACAGGGGGCTGTTGAGGCTGCAGCAAATGCAGCCGCGACCGCAACCAAATTTAGTTATACAACATACACAAGTGCAGGGGTGAGCGTGGTGTCTTGGTGGGCTTCAATTGACTGGATGGCGGTACTTGGTGTTGTAGTGGCCGTGGCAACATTCATTTTAAATCTTTATTACAAACGTAAAGAGAATCAGCGTGCCGATGAAATTCACCAGTTGCGTATGAAGCAATATGAACAAACGAAAGAACGGATAAAAGGGGATTTTGATGAAAAGTGAAAACACCCGAACTTATTTGGCCTTTGCTGCGATAGCAATGTCACTGCTTTGTGTTGTGGGGCTTTTCTTTATAGAGGTACCGGATAAGAACCGTGACCTCATTAACGTCGCTCTGGGTGCGATTTTGGGATGGTCTGGAACTGTTGTCGCTTTCTACTTCGGTTCAAGTGATAAGCAGAGGAAAGAAGTTGAAACTGTAGAACCATTACCTACACCTAATGGATTACTTACCTTGCCGAAAGATAAAGACAGGCCAAATCAGTAATTTAGTTTTGAATCAACGTGACCGCCTAAGGGCGGTTTTTTTACACCTATAGGAAAGTGAAATGAATAGAAAACCTTTTTTTGATGAAGCACGTAAATTGGCTGGCGGTAAACTAACACAGGTTCAGGTGGATGACTTAAACAAAGTGGTTGATGGTCTTGCTTCTTCAAAAGGAAAGACCACAAGTCAGGTTGGTATTAATTTGATTGTTAGTTTTGAAGATTTGAAACTTGATGCTTATGATGATGGTGTTGGTGTCTGGACGATCGGCTATGGTACCACGGTGTATCCAAACGGCGTAAAGGTAAAGCAAGGAGATACCTGTACCTTAGGCCAAGCCAAGGAATATTTTGCGCATGACTTAAACCGTTTTGAGAAAGCAGTAAATCAAAGTGTGAAGGTATCCATTAATCAAAACCAGTTTGATGCATTGGTCAGCCTAACTTACAACATTGGTGAGCAGGCATTTAAAGATTCAACTTTGTTGGCCAAACTGAACAAGGGCGATTATTTTGGTGCAACTGACCAGTTCCCACGTTGGAATAAAGGTGGTGGGCAGGTAATGAAGGGCTTGGTCCGTCGACGTGCTGCAGAGCGAGAGCTCTTCTTAAAAAAGTAATTTATCGCTGCAAGCGTTCGCCAGTTTCCTTGGTTCTGAGCCTTGCGGTATTGATACTTTTGTCAGGATGCACGGCGCATACGATCAATAACAACATACACGTTGGTATTTGTGTGAAAGCGCTTTGATTGGCATTATGTTCCATTTTTAATTTGTGGCCAACTTGTCTGCATCTGAGATACTGGTTAACGATCGACAACATAAGTTGTTGAAAAACATATAAACCAAAAAAATGCCAATTTTAACGGATTGGCATTTTTATAAAAAAACAATTATCAATATAAACTTCTTGTATGTATATGCGGATATGCGTATATTTAAATAATAATACTAAGTTGAGCTAGAAAATGGATCAAACCGATTTCTTCAAATGTCTTTCAGATCAAACTCGTTTGGATATCTTGAGGTTGGTTCTTGCTAAAAACAGTATTTGTGTCTGTGAGCTCACAGAACAACTTGAACTGAATCAACCTAAAATTTCTCGGCACTTGGCACTATTAAGAAATCTTTCCGTATTGCTAGACGAAAGAAAAGGGCAATGGGTGTATTACAGTTTAAATCCAGATCTCCCTGAATGGGCTAAATCTGTTTTAAATATTATTGCAAATCAAAATGATGAAGCTATTAACAGTCAAAATGTTATTTCGTCAATATCAATTCAATGTGAGTAA